CACCGGAGGTGCGCCATCGGTGTTGCCGAGGATAGCGTTTCCGGGGGTGTGGAATTCAGCAGTGGTGCGACCCGTGTAGATGAACTGCATAGACTTGCCGTTCTTCAGGGTACGCTTCATGACCAAGTCACGAGCGATTGCATTGTACTGGAATCCTTTGAACATTTCACCTGAGAAAAGCTTCAGGTAAAGAGCGCGGGCGTCTCCCGCGGAGTTAGCTTGACCAGGACGAGTCAGGCTCGTGGTCAAGGTAGAAGACTGATGTGCCATTTGTTAGGAATGTAAAGTGTATAAGCAGTCTCCAAACGTTTGGATTAAAAATTTTTTGTGGTCTATCCCACCGTCATGACGGCGAAGGGTATCCGCGTACGGGCCAACGCCAATGCAGGGGGAGTCCTACTCTGAGGTGCTCCCCGTGCTATTACAGAAGACCTTTAAGGCACTTCTTTTGTTTGCGACATTGTGGCTTCTTATCACCACAGTGACCACAGCGATTAAAAGCAATACTGTTATCAGTAGACACGGGGTCCATTTTAGTAACAGCAGCCTTCACAACTTTTGATTGATGTGGCATGATGTATTTTATTGTGTGTAGGCGTGGGCGCTTTCCGAACACCCACCCCTTAAACCGTTCCTTCGGGCTTTACAATTGTGGAAAGCCTTGTGTATATTCAGTTTGTTTCTACGGTCCGCTTGACGATGTAAGCTACACCACGGTACTTAAGCACAACTTCTTTTTTGTGTGCTTGCTGTTCACGGATGCGCTGACGAACTTCGACTTGAGACATGATTAGTTCAGAAAAAACCTACCCCCCGTTCCATGAGTAGGTTGCCTGCGTCCCTGTAACGGGATGAACGTACGGCCTGAGTCTAATTAGAAGTCGTAAGTGAAGCCAAGCTTTGTGCCATAGTTGTTGTCACTGTCAGATGTCATAAACGACACCTCACCATAGGCCGACACGCTGTCTGAAACACTGACTGACCCTCCGACTTTGCCAGAGAATTCAAGTTCAGTGTCGCCGCCGTCAGGTGCATAAATCGATGGACCTGCTTGGACGTACCAGTTGTCTTTTTTGTAACCAACATGGTTGTCGATTACAGTACCGCCATAATTTGATCCAGAGAAACCAGAGTTGGCTTCCACGTTCAAATAGGGCTGGGCAGAGACTGGAGCTGCAACAGCAATAAGTGCTGCGGGGAGGAGAGCAGTGATTTTCATGTCAGTGTGTTAGCGTTTTTTGGCAGTTTTGGCAGCACGCTTGAAGTTGGCGGCAGTCGGTGCTCCTTTGGAGCCCGGCTTCCTCATCTTCTCGCCACTGCCTGCGGCGATACGACGCCGCTTAGCGTGAATGTTAGCGTAAAGTCCAGGTTTAGCCATACTTTTTTTTAGATTTTCTTTTTGCTAAAGGAAGTTGTGGACCTGTCCGACGAAGAAACGTGTCCTTTTCGTTTGGGTTAGTAGTGCTTTTGCCTTTGTTGTAGATCTTCTGTTTCTTCTGCGCGCCTCTGTGGCCTGGGCCAATCTCAAAGGACTGTGAAACAAAGTTACTACCAAATGCTTTTTGATCAACGCGATGTTTTTTCATTAGCATTTCCATTTACGTAGTGCAAGAGCCTTCCGTGTAGGACGACCTTTGCTGTCTTTCATTGGTCCTTTAACACCCGACATACGGGCACAAAAAGAACGCTTGCGTGGACCACCTTCAGGCTGAGGCGCCTTTAGGTTGGAGCCTGTAGCTCTGTTGTATTTACGACGACCGGCAGCAGTCAAGCCACCAGTCCTAGATTTATGTGTGCCAATCTTTAGACTGACTGATCGTGTACTACTTTTTGTAGCCTTTGCCACCTTTCTTGCCTCCGCAAGAGCCTTTGCCTTTGTGTGCCATCAGCGCATTCCTCCACGACGCCGCAGAGCTGCAAAGTCAGCACCATCAATTTTCATTTTGTTGCCAGCCATCTTAGCAATCTTTTGTTGCTTTGGTGACAATTTTTTGTTTTTCTTTTTAGGCCGACCCACTTTAGAGCCGTATGTTCCAGGTCCGTAAGGCATGGTTAAAAATCGATGTCAGATAGTTCGAGCTTACGCATAATGTCGTTCCTGTATGCAGCGTCACGCTCGTAACGAGGATCGTTCATAGCATTTACAAGTTCAGCTTGACTGCGGAAACCATTAGCGGAATCCGTAGCAGCCCGTCCCTGAATCAGCTCGCCTTCAGTACCTATTGAATCTTGGTACCGAAGGGCGAGTGCCTGCACAGCAAAGAAAGCAGCTTGAGTGTTACCACTCTCCATAATAGAATCATACATATCTATCTCTTGTTCGGAAAAGTTGTCCTTTGCCCAACCAAG